AAATAAAAGACGCCCGTTCGGATGTAAACGATAATATGGAAATGATATTACGATTTATAAAACGTGGGCATTAAACAAACATATAAATGAACTTAAACTCAAAAAAATTCGATTCTATCGTTCCCCGTAGGCCAGTGGCCATTGCCGTGGTTGGCGGGGATTTGTCAACCGCGTTAAAGATTTGGAAGCGCAGCGAAAAAGTCAGCGACATTTACAATTTATGTCAAGAAAAAACATGCTTTATTTCAACATCCGTAAAACGCCGCAAACAACGCGACGCGGCTAAATTTATAGAACAACAAAATGCCCGAAGAAACAAAGCCACCCGCTGAAAAACCCTCCGCACCCGCACAACCGCCAAAAGAACCACCAAAGGCAAAAACCCCACCAAAAGCAAAAAAGGACGAAAGCCTTAAATTCGATTTAACTTTTGTAAACGGTGGGTTTAACGACGGCGTGGATGTAATGCCTGGAAAAAACGGTACCTTGGAATTGCGCATAACGCTTTACGGCGGCGGCGAATCCAAACACTTGACCATCGGGCCATTGCCGAAGCCATTGGAGACATTGATTCGTGGTTATGAGGTTTCCGCCAATGGGGGCAGCGATACGACGCCGGAAATAACAAACGATCTGAAAGTCCAATTCCAAAAAATAAAGGAAAAACTGTCCCTCGACATAATAAAATATTTACAGGAATTTGACGCAAAAGTAGAAGCAAGCATCAAGGAAACGTTGCGCACAATGTTTTGAAAATTTGTAGCATAAATATAATAAAAATTAATTTTGGTTTACAATAGCCAAATAAAAATACACTTTACTTTAATCACATATCCAATTTTAAAATAAATTGGGCCAGTATAACAAATTAGGAGTATTTGTAATGGCAAACAACAATAGTTTATCTGCACAAGCACTTGCGGACACGCGGGAGTTGCTGCGTATCGCGGAGGCCAACGCTCGCCAAAGCCTTATGGAAACCTTTCAACCCACTTTACAGCGCATGGTAACAAACAAATTGCGTGAAGAAGACGATTTCGAGGGCGAAGACCCCGACGGGTTTGACATTGACATTAGTGTTGAACCGGACGACATGGGTGGCGAAGAACCAACCGAAGTGGAAAACGGCGGCGATATGGGAGGCGAAGATGTCGGCTTTGGGTCGTTTGAAGACACCGAAGAAGAACCACCGCTCGAAGGCGAAGAAGAAACCGACCCTGCTTATGAAAGCCTTTTGCGTGAACTCGAAGGCTTGGAAGATGAACCAATGGAAGACGAAATGATGGGCGAAGGTGAAGAAGAAAATTGGCAAGACCCAATTGCGGAAGGCGACGACATGGGCGAGGAAGACATCGTTGAACGTCTTTTGCGCGAATTTGATGACATGGGCGAAGATGGCGAACAAGAAATGTTCACCGAAAGCGACGACGATGGCGGAACTTATACAGAAACCCCACCAAGTACGCAAAAAAACCATGAAAACCGTCAATTGCGCCGCGAAAACGCTCGCCTCAAAAAGGAACTTAACGAAACCCTCAAAGCCAACGTAACGTACAAACGCACCATCAACGAAGTGAATCTGTTGAACGCAAAGTTGATGTACACCACCAAGGCATTGCGCACGGAAAACCTCACGCAGACCCAACAAATGCGCATTCTTGAAACTTTTGATCGCGCACAAAGCGTCCGTGAAGTAAAGTTGGTTTATAGCACCATCATCGAAGCGTTGAACAAACGCAAACCCGCGTCCAAACGCCAAGTGCAAGAAGGGTTGGCATCCAAACCGACCAAAGCCATCAATCCGCCAAAACGTCCGTTAATGGAAGGAAACGGCAAGCCGCGTGACGTAATCCGTTGGCAACAATTGGCGGGCTTGGCGCAAATTGACTATTAAAAAGTCAAACCGCAAAAATAACATTAATTTAATCCACAGGAGTAAGAAAAATAATGATTGATATTAGTCAATTATTGCCCAAAGACCAATACCTTGTCCAACGGGAACAATCCAAGGCATTGGTCAAAAAATGGGAACGAACCGGACTTTTGGAAGGTTTGAAAGGCCCGAACAAAGGCAACATGGCGCAATTGCTTGAAAACCAAGCCCGCCAACTGGTAACGGAAGCAAACCAAACGGGCACGGTCGCGGGTAGCGAAGAATGGGCGGGCATAGCGTTGCCCCTTATCCGCCGCGTATTTGCCGAAATTTCCGCCAAAGAATTTTTGTCCACACAACCGATGAACATGCCTTCGGGTCTTGTCTTTTGGTTGGACATAAAATATGGCAATGGTCAACCTGGCTTTAACACCAGTGCAGGTAAAGACAGCCAAAACGATAGCGTATTTGGCGTGAGTGATAGTAATAAGGGTACAGGCGCAAGTTACGGATGGTCAACGCCTACCGAAGGTTTGTATGGCCCAGGTCGCTTTGGTTATACCATCAACGATTACAGTTCGTCCGCGTTGGGCGTTGCAAGCAGTGTGTCTTCCACGCAATTTACCACGGGGTCGGTATCGGCAACTGATTATAATTTCAATTCCGAATTTAGCCAAAGTTTGTTGGTAGGTGGTTCGACCATTCACAAAGTAACCATTAGTACCGCGTCCATCAGTGGTTTCGATCCGTTGGGCGTCCGTGCGTTTACACTTAGCAATTCCACGAACTCGTACATTCACGACGTGTTTCAGGAATTTACAAAGTACAATAAAAACAACGGCACTATTTCGTTCCTCGTGAGCGCAAGTGCTCTCGCATCCGCCGACCGTATTATCGCTAATTACCACAAGCAACCCACGTCAATTACCCGTGGCGACTTTGAGGCCGGTAAGACGCAAGCGGGCAGTGGTATTGACACACCGTTGGACATTCCGCAACTTAGCCTGGAATTGCGCAGCGACGCCATTGTCGCCAAATCGCGTAAATTGAAAGCCGTTTGGACGCCGGAATTTGCGCAAGACTTGAACGCCTACCATAACATTGACGCGGAAGCGGAATTGACCGGAATCTTGGGCGAATACATTGCGCAAGAAATTGACCTTGAACTGTTGGACATGTTGATCCACGAAGCGCAACACACCGATTACTGGTCAACCCGTATCGGCTGGGAGTACAATGGATCGAGTTTTGCGGCTATCACCGCCAACTTGACGGCCTACACACAAGGCACTTGGTTCCAAACACTTGGCACCAAATTGCAAAAAATGTCCAACCGTATTCACCAAGCAACCGTGCGCGGCGGCGCGAACTTTATGGTATGTTCGCCGTTGGTGGCCACGATTTTGGAAAGTATCCCAGGTTATGCCGCCGACACGGACGGTAATCAGGCCAAATTCAGCATGGGTGTGCAAAAAATCGGACAATTGAACAATCGTTTCCAAGTGTACAAAAACCCGTACATGAAAGAAAACGTGATCCTTATGGGCTTCCGTGGCTCGCAATGGTTGGAGTCTGGGGCTTATTACAGTCCATATATTCCGTTGATTATGACGCCGACAATATACGACCAAGATAACTTCACGCCACGAAAAGGTGTATTGACACGTTATGCGAAGGGCGTTACCCGCCCAGAGTTTTACGGGAAAATATACGTCGAGGGGCTTAATTCCCTTTAATTGAAATCTGGATAATGTCCGTTGATGGGCAATATTTCCAAATAATTTTTATGGCGGTGGGCTTCGGCTCATCGCCTTTTTTATTTTGTTAATCTTGTGTTAAAGATTTGCTTTTTTTATAAAAATGGTTTACTTTTGTAAAAAACGTACAAAAAACAAATGGACGAGATTTATTTGACTTGTCGGGTTTGCTCCGTCGTGTTTAAAGATCAGCGGTCGCTTATCCGACATTTAAAGGGCAATTGTGGTAGGGATTTTGGAACGTATGAAAATTACATTATCAATTTTTATTACAATGGCGCAAAACCTGTTTGTAAATGTGGATGTGGTGTGGAATTGACTTTTGAAAGCCACCGCGTACCAAAGTTTTATAACGATTACACGCGGAACCATTTTCCCCGCAAACCGCACACCGATGCGAGCAAAGAAAAAATTGCCAACGGTTATAAGCGCACCATGCAAGCAAATTATGGTGTTGATAACGCAATGGAAATACCGGAGTTTAAAAGAAAGATAAAAGAAACCAAATTAAAACGATACAACGACGAAAATTATAACAATACCCCAAAAGCGCGTGAAACGTCTTTACAGCGGTTTGGCGTTCCCGTAGCCATACAACTACCCGAAGTAAAAGAAAAGGCCGCACAAACGAACATACAACGTTATGGGGCCATTGCTATAACATGTACGGATGCTGGAAAGGCCAAAGTCAAATCCACCAAAGAAAAACGTTACGGGAATCCATATTATTGTAATATTGAAAAATGTAAAGAAACTAAATTGGGGCGTTATGGGTACGAATGTGAATTTAAGGATTTGGACTTTCGTAGAAAATACAACGGTAAAACTTCAAAGGTCGAAAATACGTTATGTACGATTCTTGCGGCGGAACCTAAATTCATTTGTGGGGGTTACGAATTTGACTTTCGCATCGGTCAATATGTTATTGAAGTTGACGGCGATTGGTATCATAACGATGACATGGTTAATTTAAAATTCCCTTACCAAATTATCAATAAAGCCAATGATTATAAAAAGGAACAGGTTTTAGGGGATTTGACTTTGATACGGATAAAAGCAAGTGTTGCAAATAAATTGAAAACTAATATAACATTAGAAAGCGTTATACAAAATTCATATAAACCGAATTATGCGTTTGACCTTGATACAGTTTTTGTGTATTCCGACCATTTAAACCACTTTAAGGTCAAATACCCACAAGAAAAAATTATAAAACAATTGTATAAATTTGGGACGGTGTTTTTTCCAGAATTTGACTTTAATATGCCGTTATATGAAAAATTATTAAATTTAAATTGTGATTTCACCGTTAACGCTTTGTTAAACATTCAAAAAAGTTTATAAAAAACACGATTATACCATTATCTTTGCAAAAAAATGACAGGAACGGAATTTATATCCAAGCATTTGTGTGAAATTTCTGGCACAAAAATACACAACATAAATTCAATTTGTGCGTTTACCGGAAAGTCAATTACACATGGGATTTTATTGAAAGATGCGTTGTCATCCAATTTTACCGATAATTCATTTGTCAGGTATAAAAGTGAATATTGTTCAACCGATGTTTTTAAATGTTTGCAGCCAGTAAACACCCACAGCAAAGCATCGTTGCGGAATTATTCATTTATTGTTACTGAAAATGAATTAACAATACTGAATCGAGAAAAATTATATGATACAATCATGGGTCAAAAACCAATTCCATTTATATTGGCGGTTACTTATAATGGTAAAAAACATATAACTTATAAAACCCGTGTTCAATATGATAATAATGAATTTACGGTTTTTACCGACATTGGCGAAGTGTTGATTCGGAAAGTTGACTTGGATGTAATTTTGCCGATAATTTCCAATTGGTACAGTGTGGTAAAGGGCAAGGAACATACATCTACCCAACCCACATATTTTAGCAAAGAAGAAATATTAACCGGAATTGCATCCAATGCCCACATAAACAATTATGGCATAAATAAATTTTTTGAAGAAACCACAATTTTGGAACAATATCGGAATACGCCCGTATTAAAACTCATGGTTTTTGTTCTTAAAAAAATATTAATATGATTAAAATTTCATACAAAGCAACGGCAATTGAACCATTGGTACATGGTTCTGACAACAATACCACTGGAAATAAACGACTTTTCCGACGGGAACGTTATAAATTGCCCAAACCCGAAAAGATCGAAAGTAAATTTGACGACGATGTGCAACGCCGCCATGCGGCACTGTGCATTTTGTACGGGGTTTATAAAAGCATAGATTCAAAATTAAAGAGTGATTATTATGGCTATTATGAACCGTACCATGCAAATATTGTAGCGGCAACGCATAACCGAACACGGTTTGAATTTTTAAACCAATTATGTGAAAGTTGTGGAATACGTGCAATAAACGAACGCGAAATAATTCCAGTCACACTTGCATTAGAACGTTTTTCGGACGTGGAATTAATGTACACCATGCAACGGGAAACACAGTACCTCATGCTATTATTGAGGGATTACATCAAAAATGACGGTCGTCCCTCATTGACCGATAAAAATACCGATGCGCCAAAGAGATTTTTTGAAAAACAATTTGACGACGTTCCGTTTATTTCGGGCAATGCCATTGGCGGGACGCTTCGCCGTTTGGCCATACGCGATTTTTTTCAACTCATTGGTTACAATTCCGAAACAATGGGCGTTGATAAAACCATATACCATGAATTGATGACTGGCGGAAATATATCGGAAAGTACCGGAACCTTGAATTTGGATAAAAAGGAAAAAATCATTAATTTATGCCCTCCGATTGGTGTACTTGGATCAGCCCTTGGCAATATGACAACCACAAGTTTTATTAAAATTGGGTCACTTAGGCCCGAATGCGCTGAACTTGGTTTCACCGATTCCCCGTCGTATTGGGAATTACTTGGAAATAATTTTGGTACCCGCAACGATACGTCAAAAACGGAATTGGAAATTTTTATAAACGACAATTCAAATAACCGCAACGCCGACCAAATGATATATTACACCGAAGTGTTGAATGCCGGAACAGTTCTTCGCGGGGATATGGTGCTGGCAACCGACAATGAAATATTGGTTTCTTGTTTTTGGCACATGCTATTGTTATGGAAACAATTTGGGTATATTGCCGGACGGAGTGCTCGTGGCTATGGTCGGGTGGCACTTGACTTTGAAGTGCCTGAAAATTCCAATGCCCGTTATCTTGAACATTTAAAAAAAATAAAAACCGAAGCATTAAACCATTTTACAGTTCCACGTCAAATAAAAATACAATAATATTATATGAAAAAGGCAATCCTTACATTTGACTTGACCAAAAAAATAAATTTTGTCAATTCACTGGACAAAAAAGCGTTAATTGTCATACCCACGTCCAAAAAAGATATTTTGGAAAAAATAAAAATTCCACATGAATATATTTTATTGGAAGAATTGAACAAGGCAATTCACTTTTTAAATTTCCAATCAAAGGTTAACAATGGTTCCGTTTTAGTTATATTTGACGCTTTGCGTTATTCGGAATTTAATAACACAAAATACAATAAAATTTATACTTTATCACGGTCTGCACAAAATTGTATAGTCATTGATAGTTACCCATTTGTTTTCGATTCCAGAAATATATTTGTAATTCAATACATTTTGGGCGTGGAAACGTACCACCATAAACAATTTTATGACAATAATTTTGTAATTAATTTGGATGGAAATGTGGTCAGTGCCAACAGTTTGGAGGCAATTTACAACAATTTATACGAATATATTTACACAGATATAAAGCCATTTAATTATGTTATACACGAATGGCTGCAAACCGATGTCGAATTGGATCAATATAATAAATTTAAGCATAAATTGATATATGAAACCAAGAAAAATGGAAAGGATTTGACCAAAGTAAATATTGTGACATGGTTACAAGGAACGTCAAACCGCTTCGATTCAAAATTAAAATGTTTACAATCGGTTTTATCCGAAATTGAATGTAAAACACCGACGATTTTTTATAATTGGGACAAAGGAATACGCAAGCACAATTCCCTTATAAAACATGATGTCAATATGGTGAGTTATCACCAAGAAACTGCCGATAACAATTGCGATGTTTTGTTTTTTGAAACCATAATTTCACAAAAAATAAAATTTTATGAAAAATTGGCACAATATTCAAATTCCAAATTACATTTTTTTATAAATCCACAATTGGGAGCGGATAAAAAGGTAGTAAACGAAACGATTGATATTGTCAAATCATTAAACCAATTTTGTCAATTTGAATGGAAAAAAATTTAAAGGATTTGCCGTTAAAAGCCAAAATATACAACAAAGATTTAAATGTATATGACGCGGCAATTGCCAGAATAAACAGAGTATTTGATTTACATGAAAAAATCGTGGTTTCACTTTCCGGTGGAAAAGACAGTATTGTATTGTTTTATTTGACTTTGGAAGTTGCCAAACAACGCAATCGAAAAATATATGCGTTTTGGCTTGACCAAGAATTTGAATATTATTCAACATTCAACATAATTGACGAATTAATGAAACTGGACTTTGTTATTCCAGTGTGGTTCCAAATTCACGGCATTTTGCCGACCGCAATTTCGCATGAGGAATGTTGGCTGCAACCGTGGAATCCAGATGACCGTCACCGCTGGCTTAGGGAACAAAAACGAGTTTCGATTAAAAAAATAACGTGGGAACACAACGTTCCATATTCATTCCCAACGGAAGAAAAAATGGGTTTTTATGGGTTAATGAAGTGCATGGAACAAATGTTCAAAGGTGAAAGTGTAGCCCATTTTATTGGACTTCGTGCCGAAGAGAGCCTTGACCGTTTTCGTGCGGTTGTCAAACATCCAGCAGTTGAGGGTATAAATTGGAGTACAAAGAATAAATGGGGCGGAATTAAATATTATCCTATATACGATTGGACTTTTCAGGATATTTTTACATACCTTGGAAAAAATAAATTAAAATATAATAAAATATATGATTTATTTTGGAAAAAAGGTTATGCCCCAAAAGACATGAGAATCAGTTCATTGGTCAACCGGAAGGCGTTTGATTGTTTGGTTGATATACAAGAATTTGAACCAAAATTATACGATTCATTGTTGGACAGGGCAAAGGGCATTCACACGGCATCAATGTACGCGGGGGAACGTAAAATATTTAACGTCAAAGAATTGCCAAAGGCTTATAAAACATGGAAACAATATCGTGATTTTTTGTTAAATACATTGCCAAACCAAGAACATGCCGCAATATTTAGGGAGCGGTTTGAAAAACAATTGGACAATGAATACGTCGCAAAACAACAGGTTTTTCAAATACAAATCCACGACATAACAAATTCAAAAAAAATAGATAACGCGGATGATCCCGCATTAAAACGTAAATCAAAATGGATGGACGAATTATAGAGGCAATTGACACGTTGAAAAGTGCCATAACCAACGCACCCGACGTTGACCAAAAAATTGCGTTGCTAAATTATATGCGCGGGGAATTGCATGATGTTTCACCGTTGAAACACCATCCCGTGGACTTGGTTTTATGGGAAAAATCCACAAACGTCGAAGAAAATGACTATAACCCTAACCATGTGGATCGTAAAAAAATGGAATCCCTCGCGGTTTCCATCCATGAAGATGGTTATACCATGCCAATTGTAACAAACCGCGAAATTGAAGATGGCCAAGAAACCATAAAAATAATTGATGGCAAACACCGTCGTAAAATTGAACGTGTCAATAAAATGGTATCAAAGTCAACTCATGGATATGTGCCGCGCACACAAATACGAAAAGAAAAAAGTGACCGGAAATCGCGCATCGCATCCACGGTTCGCCACAATGCCGCACGGGGAAAACATGGAATTGAACCAATGGCCGATTTGGTCATTGAATTGGCACTCCCCCCAAACAGTTATACCGATGCACAAATTGCATACGAATTGGGAATGGAAGCCGACGAGGTGTTACGACTTAAAACAATTGGCGGGGTGGCCGATGCCTTTGCCAATTTAAATTATACGGCATCGTGGGAATTTCAAGAATTATCCAAATCCAATTTACAATGACCGCATTTGAAATGGACATGTTGTGTGCATCGCAACACATTAATACCAATAATTTTATAAAACGGGAACAAGAATCAATTGACATCTTGAACACTTTTTTTAAAATGGTCAAAACCCCGTACCTTGCTTTATCATGGGGGAAACAGAGTACATGCCTTGCACACATGGTTTGGAAAATTCGACCCAAAACCCTAATGATTTTTACACGTTCATGGGAAAGTTATTGGTTACATAATTTTGAAGAAGTTATAAACGATTTTACATCAAAGTATCCAATAAAATGGATTGACAATTATTGTGACAATGTTTCATGGAACACATATACATGGAAACAAACCCGCGATTTGGGCAAAAACGATGTGCAAGAAATGGGTAAGCATGTTCCCGATTGGGACGGTGTGATAATGGGGCTGTCAAAGGAAGAAAGTAAGGCCAGACGTATAACCACAAGTCTTGACACATGTGGAATCAACGGGGTTTTCAAATACACCAATGGAAAATATCGCGCCACACCGATACAAAATTGGTCAAATTATGACATTGGTGCTTACATATTAAAATATGACATTCCGATGTTAAACGAATACAAAGAATTTGGTTTGAAGTCCCGCACCACCGCACGAATGACCAGAATGTACATTGATAACAATGGCCTTTTTAATTTGAAAATTAGAAATTTTGAAGCATACAATAAAATTGTTACCCGTTTTCCAGAATTAAAATGCAAATAATGAACACATTTAAAATAACTTTTAAAATGACTTCGCCCATAGCAATGCAACAAACAATTATGTTTGATGGGTTATTGGCGTATGCGTATTTTCAGGAACACGGCCCAGTTGTCGAAAAATCAGTTGGGCATTTGAGTATTGAAAATAAATTTGATTTCACGCCAATGCCGATAAAATTAAATAATGATGGTTATTTTATGGCATCGTGGTTATTTTACGACCAAACCTATGCATCGGAGCAAGTACACACGTCATTAAAAAAATGGGACGAGGCATCCGATTATATGTCCGATTTTGGAAAATCAAAACGACAAGTTGCAATTGATCGCGGCGAATTTAAAACAACGCAAATTCCGCTGCGTATCATTAATACACCGACATGTTGGTTCTACTTTCAATCCAATAATGTTAATGAAGTCGAATATTTAATCAATAAACATATTACCGGAATTGGAAAAAAAATTTCAAGGGGATATGGGTTTTTCAGTAAATTTGACATTGAACCGTGCAACAATATTTTTGAAGAAAAAATAATACGGCCAATCCCCGTCAAAAATATTGATATGCAAAACATGAACGGTATCCGACGTTATGAATATAGGGCATGGAAACCCCCATATTGGCTTCCCGAAAATTTTACAATTTGTAGGGTTGAATAAAAACCCCGTATAATGCCCTACATTAAAAGATTTTTACCCAATCCAATACAATACACACGTTTACTAAAATAATTAATTGTAGGGCAAATTAACGAGGTTTATGGGGATTTAAATTGGCAATGTGTTGTTTATTTTCGACAATATTGCCGTTTTTGCTGGAAATAACCTACATTTTTCATTTGTAAATGTTAATGAAATGTTAATGACCGATGAAAATGATTTTCAAGCCAAATTTCATTGTACCTTTGTGGGGAAATTAATTCACAACACAACAAGTTTTCATCATGTCCAATTTCAAAGTTACTTCCGAAAAAACACACGAACGTGGAAATACCGTTGTAACAACATGGTTTGTTAATGGTATAAATGTGGCAACATGCAAAACTGGAACAGATTTGTATTGCTCCGTCAAAGATGGTCGTCGGTCAATGCTGCGTGACCAACGTCGCCCAACCAAAGAAACCGATTGGAATTATACAGGGATTACAGAATTAGGGATTGATATTATTGATTATAAGATATTCCGAAATGATTATCCCGATTTGACTTGGGGTTATACTGGAAGCGTTTTGACCAAAACCCGAATAGTTGAAATCTTTTCAAAATATCTTTAATTTAAAAATTTTTACGTTTAATTTGACTTTACTTTATGAATAATTTACCTAAATTCCACCCACGTTTCATAGTCACACATTATCGGTGTGACAATTGTAATGGCGGAGCAATTTGTCAATGCACTGACCCGTGGCCTGTCAGTGTCGAATCCCTTGACATAACGTTGGCCATTGCTACTGGCGCATTAAAAGATGGAAATGTGTATTATTTTGATGATGCCAGTGTAACCCATGATCCAAACGGATGGGGGGACGAAGTACTTTTATATAACGATGACACGGTTTAAATTAGCAAAGAAATTTTTAATAAATGAAAAATAAATTTCCTGAAAATTATGACAGCATGGGTGCAAAAGAAATACCCATGAGTGTACAAACTCGCTTATGGAAATTTTTAATGGGTATGGATCGGGTTGGGCATAAACCTAAATGTATTGCCCCAGGGCCATGTGGGGAAATGTCTGTTGAATTTGACCTTGACATAGGTTCAAAGGAATATATTTTTTATCCAGATAAAACTCGAATAGTTATATTTCCAAATGATGGAAGTAAACCTACACAAATTGATATACCGATAAAATAAAAATAGTTTAATATGAAAATGTACCATGCCTTTGAAGAAATTGTAAATAACAATGATTTCAGAATTTCATTAAATTGTTACCATGATTTGTGCCTATTTGCGCAATGGATTCAGGAGAGTTCAACGTCAGCGTCACCTATAACACAATACCATAAATTAAATATTTGGCTTAATGAGTATCGGCGGGGGATATATAAAAACTTACACAAATATGGTTTTGTTAACGGAATTGGTTGTAGTTGTGAAAATTACGATTGCAAACTATGGCGTGAAATTAGCGGGTTCGACCCAGTTGACAGTTCACATTTAAAAACCAACGTTGCGCGACACCACGCATCCGCATTAGAAAGGGCAAACGCAGCATTAATAGAAATTGAACAATTATGCGAATATTTTCAACATAAACAATTTGAGTAATAAAAAAAGGGCAAAGGGTGTTAAAACCCGATGCCCAATTTTTTTATGTGTTTGACTTTTTATTGATTTTCCGGTGCCGTCACCGTTGGCGGATTTAAAACCGTATAAGTTGACGGGTTATTAAAACTTAAAAACAAACTTACAATTAACCCAAGTTTATTGAAAATTGGCGGTAGATTAACGCCTAATTCCCCCGAAAAAGCAATTATAGCCAAAACCAACATCCCAACAGCGGTTATAAGTGTAGCAGTTTCAGGATTTTTTTGTTTAAATGAATCCCAAAACTTTGCCAATACCACTGAAATTTGTTGACGATTCATAGTTTTTTACCTATGTATTTTTAAAGTCAGCAGGGCGATCTTTAAAGAAGCCCCATACCGTCAAAACAAAGCCAATCAAGGCTACAACGGCATCCCAAACTACGTCCAAATTTTGGACTAAAATATCAATCAAACCTGTAAACTTACCAAGGCCGAGAAAAACCAAAACCGATCCAATGGCGGTAAGAATGTGACGAAGCAATGATTTTGTCATTTTATTTTTTTATTGTTTTAATGGTTGATGTTTAACCTTTGTCTGCATAGTCAAAGGCAATTGTACATTGGACTTGAATGGCGTCGTCTGTCCCCCAATCCATGTCTCCCCACTTTACACTGCTATAAAACGCCCCCACTAATTTCCATGTAAAAACTGGAGTAGAGCCGTCTGGAGCCAATACCATAATTTGCATATCATGCTTGTAGCCAGGGGCGCGACTATCAACCGCGCCTGGAACTTGTTGATGTTGCTGCAAATAGTCCCAAAATTGACTGGCGGTAATGCCTTCGTATTGGTAGCAGGTCATGGTGAGGTCGTCCCAACGGGTTTTGCCTTTGACTTTGAAATAATAATTTATATGTTCCAAAGTAACGGGGGCGTTTTCAAACCCTGGTTGTTGTGCGCTACGGGCGTAAAATTCCGCCCCAGGCAACTTGCTTGTAGTGACTTTATAGCGGAATTGTAAACTTGGGTGGTATGCTTGTGGTGTTACTACACGAGGCATTTTATTTTTCCTTATTCTTTTGCATCCAACGGGAAAGCCGCCCCTGTGGGCATCACCATAAAGTCAACTATGATGAACTCGGCAGTCTTTGCGGGTTTCAAGTAAATTTGTGCCCTCATTTCGTTGCGATCAATTACGTCCGGCGTATTGTTACGCTCGTCAATAACGATGCGATAATCGTAAATACCTTGTTGATTTTGTGCGTTGCGGAAATATGGCTCCACAAGTTCGATAAAACGGGCACGGGTTTCGACGGTATTGTTCTCAAACACTAAGTTTCTGACGGCAAACGAAACAAACCGCTTTGCGTCAATCAGCAAGCGACGGACGTTTATGCGATCCAACGCACTACGTTTTTTCTGTAATGTTTTTTGACCCCAAACAAAAACACCGCTGCGCGGGAATGTAGCAATGGGGTTAACGGATTTAATGTACAAGTTGTCGCGATCATTCTGCGTCATAAGACGCTCGGTTTGCGTGACCAAATCCAAACTACCACGATTGAAGCCAGCAGGTGCGTACCAAGGATGCGCCACACGGTCGTTGAAAGCAAATACGCCCGCAACCGCGCAACTTGGCGGCAACCACACAGAACGGCCAAGATCATTATCATTTACTTGGCACCACGGGTAATACATTGCCGCGTAATTTGTGTTACGACCTTCGGCGGCTTGTTGTGCTTGGCCGACGGTAGAGCCTTTGTAAGTCGGGTCAATGATGTAAAACACGTCGCCGCGATCTTCGCACATGTTAATTGCGCGAGTAATAATTGCACCATGTCCTGTTAAATTGTCAATTAATCCAGGCGTAATGAGCAAATTAATGTCATATTGGTCTTTGTTACTAAGAATGTCAATCGCATCTTGGTAAGCGGTTTGCCCCCAACTTGCACTTGCGGGGTTAAACCCTTGCGTATTTACCGACCAAATGTTTTCGTACATTGCACGGGGGTGGATAACGTTCCCGTCAGTTCCACCGCTAAACGTACCGCTAACTGCTTGTGGAAGACTTGCACTTAATGCGGAATCACGAATACTGCCCGCTTGATTGAGGTACGCTAATGTATTCTTAGTTCCTTCTATACGAATAAACCTCGAACGATTTGGGTATGAACCGCTGCGTTCCAAATATGGCTCGCCGCTGCTATCATAACGCAGGGTGTAAGATTGGTCGCCAACAACCCGTGGCAAGTAATTCGTTGTGTCTGGGTCAAGTGAAACTTGCGAATATTGCTCCAGCACGATTTTACGATTGTTAAGGTCATCGCCACGGCGGATGTACAAATCAAAGACACCGCGAACTGGGTCAACATTTGTAACCTCCCAACGCAAATTATATGCGCTTCCACTTGCCAAAATCCCAAGTGTTCCGGTTTCATCGGCGGCAACGCCGCTACCGCTAACGGCAGCAGATGTACGACCGCTGTTTGTAATTTCCCCGTCACTAAGCGACACGATTTTAAAACTCATGTCATTTGCGCCATAAGTCACGCTACCGGACGAAACGGTTTGCAAAGTAGCATACGAACCCGAACTCAAAACATAAGAGTATGCGGGTTGATAGCCTTGATTAAGGATTTTGACCACCGTTATAACTTCACCGCTGCGCAAATATTCCTGAACGGCGTGTGTGGTTAAATATTTATACGTCCGTTGACTTGCGCCAGAACCAGACGTGAAAATATCACCAAACCAACGTAAATATTCAGAATATGTACTTACCGGAGTGGGCACGAATGCAGGGCCACGAACAGTTGGGCCAATTATTGCGGCACCGACGGCGGGAATTTCCTGCGGAAGGAAACTTAGGTCAAATTCCCGTGTAAAAACGCCCGCACTCAAAAATACCGACGTATTTGCCATTTATTTTTTCCTCAAAATTTATTACTAATGGGGTTTTAACCCAAGTACTTTTTTAATTTATATATATGCTTTAAAAAAGTCAAAACATAATAACCAAAATTACTACAATTTAATTAAAATAATTTATTGCGAATCCCCATACAACGCCGCTGAAATTATTGATTGACAAATGGCGTTGATTTGACGTTCAAAATTAGTGCCACTGGTATCCCAAAAGGTATCATCGGTATTGTGGTTGAAATTTTTAAATTCTTCTACCATTGATTGTAATTTTTTCAATAATAACACCGATTGGGTTTTTGAATCCTGTTCCGTCAAAATTCTTTCAACTACTGGTTTAAGGAATTTTTTTAATTTGACTTGACTTTCAGTTAAAGTCGTTTTTTTTTTGCTTTTGCATTTTTTTGTCCTTTGTTTGTTTTAACGCACATATATCTTTAATGGGATATATTGCAATTGTTTGTTTAAATTATCCGCAAGAGAAACCTTTTTGGTCAATTGTGCCTCCGCTCCCATTGAATCCAATGTTTCTTTAAGTTCCGCTAATAACGCTTCCTTTTCGCTTTGTGCCGCACTAATCAAATCCGAGCCGTTCATGGTCAATTCCCCATCCCCGTAAGGAATACTTTGGTATTTAGCCCTAACATAACCCAACATTTCCTTGACAATGGCAAGCGTGTATTTACGAATCCACTGTTTACCAAGTTGATTTATATATTTGTAAGTTATATTTTGGTACGGTATGTTACTGATGTCGGAAATTTTTCCAGTTATGCGGTCGTACATACCCAAATCCATCGCAGTGGCTTCTTTGTCCAATGTATAATGGAAAAATAACTTTTGACTTTCTTGTGGAATGGGGAAAATGCGCAAACGCGTTCCGGTCAATTGAAACGAATAACCGGACTTTCGTATTTCGTCGTTAAATTCAATTTGTTGCATTTGCATAATGTCGTAATACAACGGCATGAGCAAATAATTTCCGGCTGTACTGTAATTGCCCCACGAAAATTGCTCCAACAACGGTTGTAAACTCATACCGGAATCCATATAACGGTTCAACGTTGGGGTATTCTGGTGGAATATGCGTTTAATGGTTATTTGATCCGTTGCAAACGATCCACTTTCAATAGTGGCGTCGGTGCGAAAGTCATACACCTGTTTATTTGCCGTTAGGTTAAAACTACCAGTGTAATATATTTGCGTCCCGCCGCTGCCCACCACAGAACCGTATGATTTGGCAAGTTTAACCATTCCGTTCAATGTCTGTGGAATGTATTTCTGCGCAAGGTTTAACGATCCGGTTTCAAGCCCTTGTAAATTTATTAAATTGTCACGGGCTTGGTATGTGTTCAGTTGGGCACCGTATTCGTTGACGGCTTCTTCAAATGCTGCATAAAAATTGACCTCTTGCAATTCAACGTCAAGTATAGGATACCCAAGTCGGTACGCAGCCCATTTTGCGGTATTTTCGGCATCGCATTGGAAGTCCGCGTCCATGTCGTAAAAACCGAACGGGGTAAAAGATAATGGAAAAAAACTCCCACTACCTGGCCATATACTTATGTTTTCTGTTTGAGGCATTTGTTTTGATTATTTGCCACTTTTTAAATATTTGTTGATTTATTTTCTACTTTTTGTCTTTCTTTATATGCTTGCTTTAACCAATTAATTATTACCGGACTGGAATCGGTACTTAATCCTATGTGTTTGGTTTGTGTTGATGTACCGCCATTTTTAAATACAACCGTTGGGGCATATTGATCCTGTAAATCTATTACAGATAATTCCGCCTTTACATAATTAATTGTACTTTGATTGCCAACTTCGTTTAAAATTTGTTCGACCAATGGTTTCAATTTTTGTGCAATTTCTTGTTGCTTTGGTGTTAATTTTTTCATTGTGTTAAATTCCTTCACTATTTGGATAACGTGTTTGTAAATAGTTATATGCTTGTGCAAATCCATTTGTTGGAATATCTAAATTATAATCAAATTTAAATGTAAACCAATCCAAGGGGATTGCGTTATTTTGACGTGCAAGTTCGTCCGCAAAGACAAAAACCGTTGCCGTTGATTCTATGCGTTTGATATATTTTAAAAATTGTTCGATACCGTCGGTTTCGTAATTTGGATTGTTTTCGTAAAATTCGTAATCCAAATTATTGATGGTTATACCTGTGATTTTTGCATAGGCATAGTCCAATATGGTATTGTCTTTTAAAACGTAATTATTTATTTTTAATGCCATTTTAAATGGGTAAATTGGTAATGATAATGGTAATGATAATGGTAATGAAAATGGTAGTGCATTGACAATGTAATGACAATGTAATGAAAATGCAATGTCAATTACAATTCGTCTTTTTTGATTAATTTTTTAGGCAACTTTACATTTGCCGTTGATGTAATTTCTTCCAATTCCATACCAATACGCGGCGGTGCATGTTCTTCTGGAGTTGGTGTTGCTTCAGCTATGGGTGTTAGTGTTTCTTCGGTGGGTTTGACTTTTGACTGTTCTTTTGTAGTGAACGTTTGTTTATCTACATTTTGCCACGCCGACCATTTACTGTGCTTATTGCTCATTTGGTTTTTGTTCCTTTTCTATTTTTTGGATTTCCGTTTTTAGTTTATTGACCAGTAAACCGACTTTTTCAACGTCCGTTCCTTTGAAATTTAAAGAGTGGATGAGTTCAACAATAATTCTCATTTCATCGTAGGTCAATTCTATTTTTTTACTTGCCATTTTTTAAATGTCGTTTAATTTTGTTGTTTTTTGACTTCACGTTGTTGATGTAATTTGACCAGTGTATGATATAACACTTCAATGTCCTTTACCGGAAAATTTGTAGTTGCCAATAAACGTAAAATCAAGTCAATTTCATCATAATTTAAATCATGTTGATTTTGATTTGGCTGCGCCATCGTTCCGTTTATTTGTTTTGTAACAGGTTGTTTTGCCGAAAATAAACTCATATTTTAATTTTATGCGTAAATGTAAATTTCACCGCCTTGAATTTTTATATTACCATTTTTACGGTAATTAACCACGTCCGTCATTCCACTGTCAACATCCACTACGGAAGCCACATACGCTTCCGGCGCAAACGTAGTTGCAGTAGCAGCCAAAAATGTATTTTGTTGAATACCCCAGCGGGCAGCACTATCATCCCAACCAAAAGCAACACCGCTTCCAGCGGAACCCGATGCAACTATAAAACCACCATCACCTGTAAGCGAACCAGAATTTAAATAAATAAATTTATCTTCTACGGAAATATTGGCAACGTTCGCAATAACCGCCTCACCCAAAATGGTCAAATTTCCGGCAATAGTCACATCGTTCCCAAACGTAGAACCGTTTACACTTAAAATTGTTCCGTTGTAGGTTAAGTTTGCATCCGAAACAACGGTATTGGCATCGCTCCAAAAAGCCAAACGATTGGTACTCCCAGAACCGTCAACCAAGGAACTTCCCCAAACCCGACCGTCAATTGTACGGGTTGTAACGACGTTCGACCCATTTAAGGTTAATACCGTATCCGTAGTTCCACCCGAAAGTCCGCTTAAAGTTAACCCCGCGAATGTAGGGCTTGCGCTTGTGCGCAAATCTTGTGGGGTTAAAAGTGTAATTACTTTGCGAGTTGATGCAAAACTTGCACTAAGATCAAACCCATGTAAACTTGCAGTAGTAAATTGTAAAGTATCCGTAGCAGTTTGAAACGAGAACCCATTTAAACTTCCAGAAACTGAAAAGGTGGAGTCGGCAAAAAGTCCAGTCAATCCGGCACCGTTACCAACAAATGAACCTGAAAACGAACCAGACATATTTACGCCAACTGCTCCGGTGGTGCGTAAAACCTGCCCCGATCCATTTGACCCGACGGTGGTGTAAGTCGTTGAATTTGTACCAACCAAAAACCCGCTTGCGGAAGTGGCATTTAAACCCGTACCGCCGCTGTTTACGGGCAACGGAGTATCCAATGCTAAACTCGAAAGTTGCGCAGTACTCCCTGACGTTATTACTTTTAACCAATTAGCCATTTAATTTTTTCCATATATTTTTATCATACACCAAAAAACAATTCACTACCGCTTTTAATCAATCCCCCGCTGTACCATATTGGCAACGTATTAAATTCCGGTAATATAAAAATACCATCTTGGTTAAACGAACTCGATACGCTTGCGCTTGTGAATGTATAAGTTTGTTGGTTATTTGTAATTGACCTTATTATTGTTGTTCCAGTGTTAAACCCGTAACTTGACGTTGTGATTTGACTTTGGCCTATATTAATGGCGTTTGGACTGCCATATAATGAAACCAATAAACCACTTGGCCCGCTTATATTTATGCTTTGACTTGCGTAAATATTCCGCCAAGGCGCGACAATAGAACCCAAATCAAACGAAGTTGCTCCGATACTCGCAGTCCACGGGATTATCGAACTACTGTACGACCCAAAAATGGCTAAACTTGCAGTGGTTGCGTATAAACTTGCGGAAGTTATAATGTAAAATGGTTCGCCCGCACCAGAATAACCACGTTCCCCTTGAATCCCGCGTGGCCCTGGCAAGCCAGGTTCAAAAATTTTAACGACCGTTTCTTCATCACTGAAAATATTAATATGGGAATCGGTGGACGAACGCAGCACTACGTCCGGCTCACATTCCTCAAAGATATATATTTTGGATTGTACGGCCAATCAATTTTTTACTTGTCGTTTATTTAACCATTTAATTTGGAACGTACCAACGTTAACATTCCATTGGAACTGCGTTGGAAGAATTTTTCGGCTGCTTCCACCAATTTACCGTTTACATAAACATTGTTGCCCAAAACTTGCAATATTGCTTTATTATTATATTGCGTCATCAGGGTATTTTGTAAGCGATTCCATATTTGGACATTGGCCTCCGTCAATTGATAGGCTTTGGATTCGGGAACTTCATCGGTTAATTTATAGCCGAATAAGCGTTCGTAATTTTCTGCTAAATTTATTTTTTTCATAGTAGGTTTGACTTTTATATTTTTGTAATTTCGGGCAATACCTTTATTTTGCCCCGTACGATTTCATGTACCGTTTTGCTTACACCCGAACCTGACGTTATTTCGAGGTCAAAGTATCCTTCCGTCCATGTAAATTGACTTGACGAAAATGCGGATATTTGTATTGCAAACGAACCGCTACTTTTCGGTAACACAATGCTTGCGCTCACAGGCGTCATATTAAGGCCAGTACCATCATCACCTAATGAAGAACTCAACGTACAATAAACAATCGGGGAATTATAATTTGGACGTATTTGCATTTTAGCGTCCCAATTGGTAAAGTCATACAGCCGCCCACTCGGCAAATATTCTATTCGACGAGTAAAGGTTTTCCCTTGCTTTATTATAAAGGTAGTTACGTTACTTGACATTTTATTTTAACAATTCCAACAATTCTTCCACGGCTGGATGACGGTGGTTTTCTTTTAATTCTATAATTGAAACGTAATTTGACGTTCGTAATTTTTCAATGGAATAGAACGCACTGTCCGCTGGACGTTTGAGGTCAATTTGGTCAAAATCCCCGCAAAAAACCATCGTTGAATTTTTACCAAGCCTACCGATGGCCATTTTCAATTGATTGTGCGTAAGGTTTTCAAATTCGTCAACAATACAAAAGGAATTGTGAAAATTTCTTCCGCGAAAATAGCTAAGTGAAACGGTTTCAATTATTTTTTTATTTTCAAGTTCCTTTAATTTGTCGGGTTTATTGTAAAATGTACGCATATTGTCCCGTATCGGGATCAACCACGGTTCCATTTTTTCTTCAAACGTGCCTGGTAAAAACCCATTGTCTTCGGTGGCCACCGTTGGACGTGTTATAATTATTTTTTCAATTTGTTTTTTAAACAACATATCCAAGCCAACAGCACAGGCCAAAAACGTCTTTGCACAACCTGCTTTACCTATTAAAAAATTGACCGGAGTGTGTAATATTTTCTCTTTGGCCTGTTTTTGTTCATCCGTAAGTACGGCATCGTATTTTATTTCGGTTTTTGGCTGTTTTTTAACGTTGTCGAACATTCAGTTTCTTTTGGGGTTGATTAATAATTTGGTCTGGCGTTGCGAAGTTTCCAAAAAACTTGCCGTTCCACTTCTTTATTTATCAATCCATTTGGGTATTTGCCCATAACGTAATCTTCGGGCACAGGGCCAAATGGAATTGTTTTACGACCGCTCCAATTTATGCTTTGATCGCTGCGTTCTTCGCTTTCCAAATGTATGGCTACGACTTCCGGTAACAATTGACGGTTTTTGCGCTGCCAGTTCTGACTGAATTGTATGTCCGTTCTGGCCGCGCTCATGTGTTGTTCTGGGTACATGGTAAATTTACTTTTATGGAACAATTGAAAATAACCCAATGGTATATACCCGTCACCTTTGTATTGTATGAACCTTTCGCCCATTGGGAAAAAATCCATGTGCTGATAAACCCAAGCCTCATGCACAGGTTTTTGTTGAGCAAGGAAGTTGACCCAAGCATCGTAATTTGGGCACATCATTCTGTCAACACCATACAAATTATCCGTATGCAAAGGTGCATTTTCCAATACCGTGCGAAACGTGCTTGGTAGCCAAATATCCGCGTCAATATGTAAAATCCAACCGCGTTTGTTTAGGGCTTTAAAGCCTTCATTAATGCCTTTGGCTTTGTTGAAACTTGCGCCATTTTCGTAAAACACGTCCGTGGTTACACAACGAACGTTGTTAAATTCGCAAACGGCTTGCGTATAAACATCGCGGGAAGTTGTGACAACAATAGTTTCGTCAAATTGCGTTTTATTTTGCGGCAATGTATGCGCAAGGAAATCACCATAATTTACACACACAATAACTGCTGATATATTCATAAAAACAATACGGGGGTAGGTTCGTGTTTAATTTATATATATCTAAAAGTCAAGCAAAAAACAAAATACCTCGTTACACAATTAAGGTAACAAGGTATTGTTAATTTTTTCTTAACCTGTAAAGCAACCATACAACCCAATCGGCTCCAGTAAATCGTTTAAATCACTTTCCATCGGTAAAACGCCATCAAAGGTATTAAACAATTTCAATAGTTTATCGCAATATATTTGTGTATTTCCCTGCGCCGCAAATGCTTGCCAAACTCCATCATCCACAGTAGAAATAGAAACACCGGACGGATAAATAGATACCAATAAAATTCCTGCACAATAATCGTAAACACCTTCAAATTGTCCGGTTTTAAAGATGGCTTCGTAACGATGTACTTTTCCAGTCTTTTGATCCGTTATAGGTTTGAATATAGCAGCATCGTTATACAACGCCTTTAACTGCCTGTTGAGTTCGTAAATGCTCATTGTATATTTTCGTTGACATCACATGCCATATAAATTGCAAATGGACGATTGTTCAATGTTTGTTGTAAATTTCTGACTTCCAACTGGATTAATTCCAAATGGCTTGGTTCATTAGTATTATATAAACATGTAAATGCCGAGTTTACATTTGGTTTAAATTGAACCATTATAACGTGGTCAATTTCTTGAACATCATTGGGTTTATTGGAATCTGTTTTACCAAAGTAATAACAAAGCGTGTCCCAATCAAATGATTGATTAATCCATTTGAGCCAATTAATGGCGTTTTCCGTGGTAATTTCTGCGATTTTAAATTCTGAAATTGACATTTTGTAATTAATTAAATGTTAGTGAAATGTTTTTTTACTTGACACGGACAACATTACAAACAATAAAGTCAACGGTGCCAACAACCACGCAATTAAATAAATAATTGTGTGTTCTGGATTTGATTTAAATTTTGGCAAGAGAAATGGGGAAATCAGTATCCATGCAAAAATGCAATAAATTGTTAGGAATTGGGCCATTTTTAATTTTTAATATACACAATTGAATTTTACAAATCCGTCGGGGCATTCTTTAGAATCGGTAAATAAAATGTCAACATTTATATCAGTGTGTGGAGTTTCGGTATAAAATTCGTAATTAATGGAAAATGTGTCATTTTCGGTGTCAAATTGTAATGCCAATGGCCATATATCTGTATTGGACTGGTTTCGTATATAGACATTTTTTCTTTGAATGCAGTCTTTAACTAAAGACCGATCCAATTTATTCCATGCAAACGCCCGATCGTGTGTCCATTTTGCAGAAGTGAACAATTCACCCGAATATTCGTCTTGTATATGTGCAAATAAATTACATTTCATTTTTAATGTTATTTTACCGTTTAAATTTACCCGCCCATTCATCGCCCTTTATAAGACGCAATGGGACAAGGTAAATGTAAATTTGGTCTTTGTTTATTTTATCGAAGATTTTATAATTCTTTGACGGCATTGCTGCGTTGAGTGGACTTTCGCCACTATTGTCAAAATTGAAATACTTTTCGGCCGTTAACCGATTTGACGAACCATCAAAAAAATCATCAATGTCCCCATCCTCCCAAATTTGGAGGTATAATGCCTCTATATGCCCGCCCTTTGCCTCTGGTTGAACTAACATCTGGTAAACGTCGTAATTATACCCCTTTTGATTTAAATTGATTGTAAGGCAAATTACGCCGTAATTTGACGTTTCTATAAAACAACTTTCGATTACTTTTTCTTGTTCCATTTTAAATTTCAATTTCAAAGGTTTCTAATTCCGCCAAACATTTAAATCGGCAATTATTTATATAACGGTCAACACTTCGATGATGATGGCCAAAAATCCACAAGTCAGGTTCATGTTCATTTAACATCATTTGCAACATGGTACGGGTTTGACTTTTATCCGTATAACCAAAAAACTGCTCCATGACTTTTTGTGGGCAATCGTGGCTTATTACAATTTTTGGTTTGACTTGACAATAATAGTCAAACGCTTCCAATTGTTCCATGTACGTCAATTCTTCATTTGGAAACCAATCCACACCCTCCGTTCGCAAATGCCTGTCAATGGAGTTTGCACCAGCAACGGTGAAAACCTTGTTTAAATAAAATGAAAATCGCCCCAATGAAGGAATTTGTGTTCTAAACGCTGGATCATCGTGGTTGCCTTGGTTAATCCAATGCCTTAAATTTGTCAAATTGGTTTGCGCCCAATCCCATTCTTCTTTAAATCCAAAATCACCGACGCAAATGCTGTCTTCACAGCAGCCGTCAACTATTTTTTTATATTTTTGGAGTTTACCGTGAACATCTCCAATTGCAGTTAATTTCATTATTCAGGTAAATTGTATTGTTTAAACAATTCTTGAAAATCGGCCTTAGTCGAAGCCATACAACGATGAAAATAATCATCGCCCGTGTTATTCCAATGGTCAATCACGGCATTGTAATGGTTAGGCGCGTAATTTTTTAATACAGATATTAACGCACGGTTGCACCCAATTGCCCGCAAATTACCATTAACATTATTGAAATCCACTTTATCCGAACATGAACCATAACCGTCTAAATCACATTGGAAATAATCGGATTTTGATGGGTAATCCATGCGTTTTATGAGGACGGCGGAAAATATTTCGGAAAATATTATTTTTCCTGGATTGTCAGTAAAATCAGTCAATTTAATCATACTCGATTTTAGTTCGATTATTCTGGTCAATTGCATTTTTTAAACAATTCTTGAAAGTCCTCTTTACTCGCGCCAAATTCACGACTGAAATAATCATGTCCAGTTTCATTCCAATGGTCAATTATGACTGCATAGTGTTTGGGCGCGTATTCCTTCAACATCACCATTATGGCAAGGTTGTAGGCCATCGCACTCAAATTAGGCGATGGAACGGTATTCAAGTCAATTTTATCAAAACCCGAACCATACCCGTCCATGTCACAACGGAGGTAATTAGATGGACATGGGTATGTTTTGCGTTGGTTTAACATAACGATGAATACCTCGGCAATTGTCATTTGTTCGGGGTTGTCAATGAAGTCAGATACTTTTTTCATTGTTGTTTGACTTTAATTGAATCCAATTGCGCTTTTGCGCTGTCAATTTCAATTTGACGTTTTTGTAGGGTTTGATGGTATTTGAAAGGCCCACCAAACTGATTCCATTTATGGAACCCGTGTAGTATTACGCTAAGCCACGAAATTACCAAACAAATTAATAAGAATTTTCCAAACTCATTCATTGTTTTATTTAAATTTCAAATTGTTAAAAGTAGCCGTATTTAGTAGCCGTCTTTAAACGGGAATTTAATAAAATCGCGGGAATGGACTTTACCAGTCCCACTGCATGAATCACATTTTGGTACACGACCCCACCTATTCATAGAATCATAATAACCACTCCCCGAACATGAGACACACAATTTCATTTTGTTTTTGAAGGCATATTTGAGGAACCATTCAGTTCGGAGTGTTTTACGTTCTTGAAAATTCATCGAAAAAAATTTATGTTGTGAATTAATGACACAAAGGTACAACGAGTTTTATTACCACACAAGTGCATTAACAAATCATTAACGTTTACACATGCGAATTGATTTTCTAACAATGTGTAAGGTCAAGACCAACGGCCACATCCATAGCGTCAATAAAAACCCAATGGTATCACCCAAATGTGCAAAAACACTCGGGTTGGTATTCACCGGAACTTTTTTTGACCACCAATGTGCAAATGCAAGTCCAAAAAATATATAACAAAATAAAAACATTGTAGTTTAATTTAATTATTAAAACAATATGGTTTTTTGGGGAATTTGACTTTTTTTAGTAAATCCAATTATAAGTCAAACTATTACCAATTGTATAACCGACCGCCGAACCAGCAACTCGAAGGGCATATTCTTTCCAAGATACTTTACGGCCAATGAAAATCGTGCAACCTGCACCGAAAATCAAAACCTGGTTAGTGCTGGCCAAAATATGTTTGGCGTCACTTGTCCAAATTAATTTATTATTGCGCCCAAGTTCGGGGTTTCCATCCACATATTTGTTCTGCCAACTAATGGCAGGGTTCCAAAATTTTGGATTTGCATTTGGGAATCGTGTTTGGAACTTATCCCAATGGTGCGCAGTAGTTTCATGTAAACCCCATGACGCCCCACTTAAAAAACTAAGTGCCGACGGGGCAATAACTGACTTGTAATTGATTTGGGCAGTTATGGAGTTTATTACAAAAAAACAAAAAATGAAAAGTCTCATGTATGAAATGAAAAATGGTGAATAATTGTTTAACGGTACAAAGGTACAATTGTTACAAGTATTCACCAAATTTTTTTACATGATTAACTTTTTGTTAACGTTTCTACTTGAGTTTTAATAAATTCATTTAATTTTTTGTTATTCTTGAAACCGCGTTCTTTAATTATATCCATACCAAATTCTTTAATAAAGCGACGACAATGACGTTTGATTAATTCAAGTGCTTTATCTTCGTACTGTTTAGGGGTAAACGATTCGGGTTTTATACTTTTAATAATATATCGTTTGTAACATCCTACTAATCGGGTTTCACCCGAATATATCTGCGTAATACCAATAAGGCGGGTAGTTGTTTGAATTGTACCATCTGCAACCCATAAATCATGCGCATTCGCTTCGTACACAATTTGACTTGGGTGTGTTATAATTTTTAAAATATAATCGCATAAATCAAAAATTGCCCATTCCACTAAAACTTGCGCGGATTTTAAATTTGCACACCTATGGCCATGATACAAATACACATCCCCATCGAAAATAATAGTAGAATCAAAAAACGGGTAATCTCGGAGTGTATGGGAACGTTCGTTTGTTGTTGGATTGTATCTGTGTTTTGTCCAGATCATATTGTAATATTTAAATGGTTTTTTGGGGAATTTGACTTTAAAGTGTTTTTGCAACCATAATAGCAGCGTCTTTACTTTTAAAAGTTGCCATAAACCCGCTTTGGTGACGGAAAATTAAATCATCGCCAATCAAGTTTTTAATTTCAGTTTGTTCAGGCAATGGCCATTTTGCGCTGTCCGCGCTAACAATTTGCCATTGGCCTGGAGTTGTGTAAGGGAGAACCGCAAATGTATGGTCGCCTTTTTCTTTCCAGATTGGGCTAAATGCCTCAAAAACTGCAACATTATTTTGGAAAATTTCGCGGGTATTATATTCCTTTTCCGCTTTGGCGCGGTTTTCAGCGGCATAAATTTCGTTTTCAATGACCTGCATAGCCATTTGGAATTGCAGGTCTTGACCTTCCGCACCCCATTCTGGACGGTTGAATGCACTAATCGTTCCACTGATTGAACGGTATCCACGGGAAATCAATTCCGAACCTAACGCCGTATGTGCGTTTTCTTTGCCAAGGTCAACTGCGTCAATTGCGGCGATAACTTCACCGACGAATTGTTGCGTAATGGGGTCATTTGGGTAGAGTTGGCCTTTGACGTGATCCCAAATTAAACCAGCGGTTGCATGGCTTGCATTGCGGTCTTGATGGTGGTCAAAATTACCCATTTCTGGGTCTAATTTCATTCCACAATCGAGAACCAGCGTGTAAGGGTCGTTGACAGAAGTCTCGACAATTGTTGCTTTGCGGCTGCGAACAACTTCTCCGCTAAATCCGGCACGTTTTGCCAAATAGACTGCCGTAATTTCATCGGCGTGGAAAATAGCGTCGTGAGTAAGGCAAGAATGGAAGCGAGAAAAATCAATAGTATTCATAATTGAAAAAATTTTGAAAAATTTTGTTGTTGAATTGTTGACACAAAGGTATAGGGGTTTTGAATTTCTACCAAATTTTTTTGGGTTATTAACAAATCATTAACGTTTAAAGGTCATTAATATCAATATAACCTCAACCATTACAATTTATACATGTTTTCCATTTGTTTGGTAATGTAATTTCATTTTTTATTTGGTTTAAATTTAAATGTATTAGTTTTAGTCAGGGGATTTGACTTGGTCGGTTTCGTTTATCATACGTTGGCGTTTAACTGCATCCGAAAACGTATGATGTGGCTGTCCATCCGTACTTATATAAAGGTCAAGATCATTAAACCAACGAACTGAATAAATTTCGTGGTACTTCCGTACAATGCCCATGTCCCATTGCGTGACATTTTCATTTGCATGGATTACACGAGTAGGCATTCCATTGTTTACATATATTTCCGCTGGTTCCGTTGTTT